CATCAGCAAGGTTTGCATATATTTCACGGTTAAGAACAGCTTGTTCACCAAGACTTGCAAAGGTAGGCCAAAAGAAATCATAACGAGTACGACGAGACCACATACGGTCCATACCCTGCTGATAAGTTAAATCAGCACGAACAGATATAAGGCCAATAACAACACCATGTTCAGTGAAGGATTTAGAGAAACCATTAATAGAGGCCGCGGTACCAAATGCAGAAAGACGACCAGCAGCGTCAGCAGTAGTACCCAATTGATTGGTACCAGCAACAGGAGACAAGTTAAGACGAGTGGAATACGTGCTTATCAGCTCGGGCACCTGAACGCGTGAGTCAGGATTTACAACCCCGAAGTGACTAACGATAAGCTCCTGGTAGCGAGTGCCAGCTCGAGCATCCTTTTCAAGGAATTGTTGGAGTGTAATCGACTGACGAAGAGAATTAATAGTTGCAGCAGTAGCTGTCGACAAATCAACAGTCAAGGGAATTGGATTTACAAAGGCAAGATTGAGAGCACCAGTAAAGTTGCCCGCAGTATCATTGCGAAGGGTATGAGCACCCCCAGTACCTTGAAGAACAAAGTTACCAAGTCCAGTAGGCTCTGTCATGAGTATAGAGCCACCAGTAGTATTGATATTTGCAAGAGAACCAAGAGGAAGCGTAACAGCAGTAGAACCTTTTTGAGGATTAGGAAGGCAAGCAGTGAAATAATCGAATCTTTTTCCACGTTTTAGAAGATTATAGTTTGCAAAAGTATCAGCACCATCGCCAACATCAACAGTCACAGAATTTTGAAGGTTTTCATCGCGAAACCAGTAATTCCATATCTGATTATAAGCACGACCATGAAGATTATTAAAAGTGATGCCGGTGGTTGCACCACCACCGGACAGAGCACCCACAGGGAGGCCCATGTAATCATACAGATGTCCAATTGGAATACCTGCAGAAGCAACGTTAGGGCCTGTAATCTGAGGAACGGTATAGGAAATAGTATCGGTAGGATTATCCTGTTCACCCATGAACCTTTTAAAGTTAGACCATAACAATCTCAAAGGAACCCAAAAATAGAAACAATCGACCCAAGCATTGTCCATGAAAGGACGAAGGGATTGAGAATTAAGCCGAAGTAACAAAGATGCTTTAAAGTTTATCGTGTCCCCGGGCAGGCACTCATCAACGTAGAAAGGAATCAAATAATCACAATCAAAGGTCGTTTTATAACCATGAGATCTGTTAAAGACACTACGAGGTAGAGAAACCTTGGGTACACGGGAAAAAGCAAAGTTCATTACCGACTTATTTTTCATCAGGAGCTCCTATTTTTCTTTTTTTGAATTAGCAAATAGAGGAAGATTGTGAATTGATTTTTCATCCGTTACAACAACATGTTTTAAAGCAGAAGCAGTAACAAGAGACTTAGGGAGATTGGGAATTATTTCTCCTGAACCATTATCAAACTCACCAAGTTCGAACAACGAGAAATCTTCGGGATGTCGATGCCACATATTATTCGGATTTGATCCATCATTAACAGCATCACCGAAGTTACGAAGAGCAGAACCTTCTTCTTGATCGAAGAAAGGTTGACCGAAGAAACGAGCTTTAGAATCATATACAGCGAAGATTTTTAAGATCATTTTGGATACCAGACAAGGCCAATAGCAGCCATTTGCATTTGCATTATTTGATCATCATTATAATCATTCATATGAACCCTCCAGAGGGCGGATTAGATTTTTTATCTCAGCAATTTTTACTTCTTCTTTTACGAGCAGACGACGAGAATCTTGATCAGATACACGAATCTTAGAACCGTCAGATAGTACATCGGTGACGAAGTGTTTGGCAAGAGATTCTCTTTTTATTTTAAGTAACTCAAGAGTAGAACGATCTTCAACACCAAGAAGATAGTCATAGAAACGAGGAGGACGAGAAGGACTACCACGAATAACAATCCTATCGAGAGGATAAACATCGGTTTTGAACTTCTCATACCATCCTTTACCAATCCCAGGACGGCGAGACATAGTCGTATATTCAGGAAGGAGTCCCTTATAATGCTCCGCCGATTTATCACCTGTCACCTTCTTCATTACATAGCGCGCAACATACGCTGCAGACTCAAAAGTGACAGAGCCAGATACTGAGAATCCGAATGGCCACAACTTAGACAGAGTGTCTGAAGTATAAACAGAGTTAACGGCTTTGCCCGAGAAATATTTTTTATCCTCAAAGTCATAGCCGAACAACAAGGCATGATAGTGAGGGCGTCCGAGGTTTTCACCATACTCACCACAATGATAGTAGCGAACCTTACGAGGAGCAATAGATTTACGAAGGCGTTTCATGAAGTCTTGAAAGTCAGATTTTACCAACGAACCATTTGAAGGAAGATTTTCAGGATTATAAGTGAGTGTGATAAATGAATTTTCAGAATAAAGTGAAGCTTCATGAACACATCTCACAGCCCATTGACGAGACCTTTCAAGTCTACAACCAACACACTGACCACAAGGTAGATCCAGCCTTTGCCCTCGCCAGGACGAAGGACGGCGGAATACAATTTTAATTTTTTCAGCGTTGTTTGATTTGCCTTTGTAAGCGTGAAGGGGGGAATAGCAAGTCATAGCTATGTAGGAGATTAGAAGCTCAGACCAAGCTGGACGCGTCTTGCGTTCGCTCGCGCTAGGCGCGCAAGACTTCGCTTGTGAGCTTTTTTAGAACAACTATCAAATATAGGACATGATAGGAACAAATTTTTTAGAGGCGGTTACCGCCACGAGTATTACCACGAGACATACGAGGATGAACCTTAGAAGCACCACGACGAAATGAGCGCTTGGATTTAGAACGAGACATTTTATGACGATACATTTAGAACTCCAGTATTTAAGACATCACGCACACGGAAGCGCGCGCACGAATTTAAGTACAACAGGAATCAGAATTAACACAATAAGGACTACGAGAACCAGCGCATAATGAGAATTTACCATGATAAGTGGTGCCATGAGGGAGAATATACCCATTTGAGGTATGAACAACATCACGACAGACAGGACAAACAACAACCATACTGCCACCTCCGGTGTCAGTGCACACAGTTACATCAAGAGAGTTAACTGTGTGAGCGCCCTATTTGGGCGCGGGAACGGCCCCCGGCTCTGGAACCGGGGGGGTAATGACAGGGCGGGGCTTGAACAGCCCCATCTTTAAGCCCTCGTCATAATTTTTTTCATCTGAAACGAATTCGACGAATTTTACGGGATCATTATTGAACCTTTCACGAATCTCAGCAGGTTCCTGCATAAAGAGATCATCAGCTTCCTGAACTTTGATTATAGCGTCTTGAAGACCATCAAATTCAGATACATCGCCATAGAACGGTTGTCCAGATGAAGTAAGAACAGTCTGACCTTTAGCTACACGAGCCATAATTTTATTTATATCCACCTCATCGGATGGATGTTGAGAAGTCATTGATATAGATTTAGAAAAGTCTACCTCGCAAAAGCGAGCCACTTTTTCACGATCAGCATCTTTAATACCAGCTTTACGAAGAGCCATAGACATATTTATTTCCTCCGATAGGAATCATAATCCAAAGTTTCACGCTTTGTTGGTTTATACAACTCAAGAGTACGACCAGATTGGTTGGATGGAGACAAAGCACGAAGACCGGCAGCAGCGCCACCAGTAATAATAGCCGCATCACGAGCAGTGGCAGCCGCAGGAGTCATCGACTGAAACATCCTTTTAAACCAATACTTCCTGGGATTATCAACATCCCATTGAAGATCCCAAAAGTTACGGTTGTTATCAATATCAGTTCCCAGTTTTTCGGAACGAGTCCTTGAAGCAGACGCTTTATTCATAGCAATACGGGAATCAGCTTCTTGAAAATCTTTTTTCATTTGAGCAACTTGAAGAGCAGAACCGACAGCCCTAGACCCGATACCAGAATAATCGGGGGCAGCATTAGAAACAGGCTGAGTGGCCCCAACAGGAGTAGAAGCACCAGAGTTAGCAGAAAGTACAGGATTGAGACCAGCAGCACGAAGATCGGCTACCTCCCTTTGATGAGCAGTAGAAGACATCCTTTCTTGAAACGCCATTTGCTCACGAGCAGACTCGAGATTCGTTTGATTAGCAGCAGATTGGCCCTCAGCCATTTTATTAGCAGACCATATATCAGCGCCAGCACCAATTACACCAGGAACAGCATTTCCAAGCATCTGAGCGCCAAAGGAAGAGCCTGAGCCACCATCTGCACCAGCATCAGCAGCAGAAGTAGGACCGGCTCCACCACCACGTAACATACCAAGAACGCCAGCGCCGGCGCCGACACCGGCGCCAATAGCCAACTGCTTACCTTGAGAAAGACCGGTAAGCTTTTGGATACCTGCACCAACAGCAGTAACAGGATTTGAGAATTTAGCTACCTTTTTAAAAAAACCCATTACAGTTTCTTTAACCCAGGAACAGAATATACAGGCATAACACGAGCATGTTTAATGTCCATATATCCATCCATTATGAAGTGCTCAGCAGACGGAACAGCAACCACTCTATCCATCGGTACAGCCGACTGAATAAAAGTCGACGATAGAGTCGGTTGAGAAGAGAAGGCTTCGGAAAGGTGCCAGATATCCAGAGTGTTCGCATTAACACTCGCACCATTATATGACCGCATATTAGACGTAATTTTCGAAGGCTTTGACCGATACTCGTCGTAACGTGGGATATAACCAAAAGTACCATCCTTTTGAGATGCAGAAGTACCATCAGCAAGGTTTGCATATATTTCACGGTTAAGAACAGCTTGTTCACCAAGACGTGCAGAGGTAGGCCAAAAGAAA